GTAGGGCGGAGGGGAGGGCGCCTTGTCAAACTCCGGCAACCGCGGCTCTTCCTGGTTGAGCGCCCGTTTTCCGGGGTTGCCCGCCAGTTTTTTCTGGGCGGTGGGTTTTGGTTTACGGCCTGCCATGGATCAGATCCTCCCGAACCCGCCATCTTCCGTGGCGGTCTTGATGTTGTGGCACGTTTCGCACAGACCCTGGTGGTTGGTGGGCGCCCAGAACAGCGCCTCGTCGCCCTTGTGCGGGACGATGTGATCCACCGCAAAGGTGGCGGCTACTCTGCCGTTCTTCCGGCACTCCTCGCAGAGCGGATGCTCGGCAATAAATTGTTTCCGGTACTTCTGCCAGCGGTGACCATAGCCGCGCTGGGCGGCAGTGCCGCGCCGCTGATCCACGGCCCGCCGGTCGTCCTTGCGGTGCGACTCACAGAAGCGGGCGGTGGTGAGGGCCGGGCATCCTGGCCAGCGGCAAGGGCGTTTAGGGGCGGATGGCATGTCAAACAGCATCTACCGCTAGTATCCAGCGCCCTTCATAGTTTTCATCTTCCGGAATTGTTGTTATTTTACTCGCGGTTCCGTCTGTGAATTTCAAAACCAAATCCTGACCGTCATGCAAGGCCGCCTCTGTAATCGTTTTTCCGACCAGTTCCTTGAATTCTTCTAAGTCAATAGTTGCCATGGTATTCCTCCATTTCTCATTATCTGTAAAATCGTTTCACCAAGAATATCAGCTGGGCCTCCATTCAATCCATATTAATCCATATTCGTCCATTGGGGGGGCGGAGGGCATTTTACCCCTGGTGTCTCTCGAACAACCGCACCACTTGAAAATGCAGCCCCCCCCAACCGGGCATGAGGGGATGGATGCCTGTATCAGCAGCAAGGTCCGCATCGTCCCTGTAGAGCAACCCAGCCAGTTTATTGAGTACATCACCTCCCGCTCTCGCAAACCATCCATTTGTGTCTTGCGTCGCGGCAAGCTCCATCACCGCTCCCCTATCCACCGTCGCAACCAGACCTTCAGGTCCATCTTCATCGTGGCCCCACAATAGATACAGATAATTTAAGTTGGTTTCTGCCCCATTGTTTTTTTTCTGCGATGTGGACTGGGGGCTATGTCCCAGTGTGAACGTTGCCTTCTCCAGTAAGGCAATCACAAATTTTTCAAGTGTTCCGAACTCGCGCCCGATTTGGATTCCTGCCCAGACCAGGCCGATCACACTTGACACAACGACTACTATTTCTAAAATATTTTTTAAGCTCATAATCCCCCCTCCAGTGCTAAAGCTAATTTGAATTAGTCACCAATGCGGCGGTACTCGACACATACCTCGGTTGGTATCATAATCAACACCTTGCCCATCTGTTGTGGGCGCATCCTTGTTTTGTACTGCGTGCATCGCCAGTCTTTTTTTTTCAACATTATGCTTGGGCGTTGGCTGTCGATATGTGCCCCCCATAAAACAGCGGCGATTATTATCACCATTACGGGAACTAGCAGCCACTCGATCAAAGATAAACCCATGTTCGCCTCCTACACTTACTGGCTCGTTATTTATTGCACCACCTTCCCGACCTTTCTCCCAACTCCGCACATCCAGAAAGGAATAAACCCCACCCCAAAAAACCTCACCAGCATCAACGCCCCGCAGGGCTCACAAAATCCATGACTCTCTCCCCCGTTACCACCCTTGGAACTCTTCACCCCGTAATGCCGCCGGCAGACGCAGCAGGTCGAGATCAGAATGCCGGACGACTCAGCCGCCAAGCTCGTCACCCACAACCAGCACCCGCAACCCCTCTTCCCACCGCTCCACATCCGCCACCCTGTACCGGTAATCCCGGCCAAAGCGAAAGGCGGGCAGGGGGTTGCGCTTCCTCTTCCGCCAGCGGCGCAGGGTTTTGGTCTCAACCCGGAACCGCTCGGTCATCTCCTTGGTGGTGTAGTATGCCTGCATGCTCATACCCCGGCCCTCTCGATCACCCCGTCCAGGTCGGCAGCCAGGAAGGAGAGGTACTGGTCGGTGGACTTGATATCCTTATGGCCCAGGGCCTTGCTCGTGGCGCGGAACGGATCCACCGGTTCGCCCATTGCCAGCCGGGCCAGCAGCTCCTGATAGATGTTGTTGGCAAAGGTCTTGCGCATGGTGTGGCTGCCCAGGCGGCCGGAGCATCCACCGGCGCGGCAGGCGTTATGCACCACCCGCCAGGCCTGCACCCTCCCTAAACTCTCGCCGGTGCGCTGGGAGGGGAAAAGCGGATCGTCCCGATGGATAAAGCCCAGCCGGGAGAGCGCGGCCAGCCAGGGGGAGATCGCTTCCCGCGCATGGCTGTTGAGCTTGACCGTGCGGGATTCCCGCTTGCCCTTCATGTTGCGCCGTTGCACCGTCACCCTGGCGGCGATGGTCCCGGCCTGCTCCACCACATCGCCCAGGGTGAGGGAAAGTATCTCCGAGATACGAAAGCCGGTGTTGACCCCCAGGCCGAAGATAGCCCGGTCGCGCACGGCCATGGCGCCGCGCATGCAGCCGGACACCTGCGCCACCTCAGTGCGGCTCAACGGCAGACACCCGCGCATGGGAAACCCTCCGGTCGCATTTTTTGCAATGCGCAAAGTTGTTGAGGTCCAGGGCCTCGCAGACGTCCGGGTTGATGGCGCCGGGCTGGTATGGGCAGGCTCGTTTGCTCATGCGCCGATCACCATATCCATGGGGCTGACTACCCCGGCACCGCGGCTCATCACATGCAGGTATATCTGCGTGGTGCGGATGTCGTCGTGGCCCAGGAGATCCTGCACGGTGCGAATGTCAACCCCGCTTTCGAGCAGGTGCGTGGCGAAGGAGTGGCGAAACGAATGGCAGGAGGCCATCTTGTTGACCTTTGCCCGCCGCACTGCCAGCTTTACCTGCCGCTGCAAGGCCGATTCGTGCAGGTGGTGGCGGTAGAAACATCCGGTTGGCTTGTCCACGCACAGGCGGGAAGCGGGAAAGATGTACTGCCAAGCCAGTTCCTTGGAGGCGTTCCGGTATTTGCGGGCCAGCGCCGGTTCCATGGTGGATCCCTCGTAGCCGTGCGCGAGATCGTCGGCAAGCAGGGCCTCCGCCCGGGCGACATGCGCCCGCAGGCGGTCCACCGCCGAGACAGGCAAAGGGACGATCCGGTCTTTTTGCCCCTTGCCGAATTTGACATGGAGGGAAGCGCGGTCAAAGTCGATCTCCTTAACCCGCAGACGGCAGCACTCCATGAGGCGCAGGCCGGAGCCGTAAAGCAGGGCAGCCATAAGCGCATAGGGCTCCGGGAGAAGGGAGATAACCCGCTTGGCCTCGGCCCGACTGAAGACCACCGGCAGGTTTTTCGGCCGCTTGGCCCGAACGAACTGGCTAAAATCCCCGACCTCAACCTGAATCACATGCTTGTAAAGGAAAACAACGGCGTTCAGGGCCAGGTTTTGCGTGGAAGCTGCAACCCGTCGCTCCTCGGCCAGGTAGGTAAGAAACGACTTGATGACCTCGGTGGCGGATTGTCCGTGGAGGTTTTGGCGGAGTCGGTAAAACTCCATGTACTGCCAAGCCCAGCCGGAATAGCTGTCTGCGGTCTTATCGGAATAATGCTGGAGCCGGACGGCTGCCCGCAACGCCTTGATGCGCGGATTGGCCTCCATCCTCTGGCGGTCTTTTCCCGGAATGGCGGAAAAGCGATTATGGTGCAAGGTAGCAGTATTCATGGCGTTTTCCTCCAGGTAAAGATTATTCGTGCTGTGCGCTATGCTGCATGGTTGCAGGGGAATACATGTTAGCCGTCGTAGCATCCACATGGTTGCCCCATGCAAACGCTTCCAAACATCTTTTGTTGAGCGTCATCGGCACAGATAAAATCTTTCCACGACCACGCCCGGCCCAGGCCCTTAATGCTGCGGAGGCTGGCGTTGTCTTCAATCGCAATCGCCCGCTCGACCAGATCAGGGTGGTGGTCCTGGAGTTTCAGAATTTCGTGAGGCTTAGTGTTGGGGCAAAAAAAGCAGGCGCTCTTGCCAGGCCGAGGTAGGCCAGCACAGTCAATGGCCTCAATGCACCTCTCACGGCTCCACTCCCATTCAATCAGCGGGAAAACCTTGCCGTACCCGCTGGCATATTTCAGCGCCCGCGACTTCCGGCCAGGCTCACCTGCGTCAAACCCCAGGAGCACAGTCACATTTTGCATACCGGATGCCTTCAGCCATTTTCGAAATGGGCGCAGCTTGTATTTATCCGAGCATGACGAATACCCGAAAGTTGCAGATGGCAACCGGCCATTCGTCAAACATTCACGCTCAAGGCTCCCGTGCATTCCGTCATTGCGCACAACCACCACCGCAGGGTATCCATGCTGCACCAGCCAGGCAGAAAACAAGTCAACAAAAGCATACGTCTCTGGCTTCTCCGCGCCAGTGTCGGCAAAGACAACGGCATCCAGGCGCCAGCCACGGCTCACCCATTCAATAATCATGGCCGTGCTGTTTGTTCCTCCACCATACGAGGCAACCACGGAACGGCTAACAATGCTCTCCACCGGACCGCGAGGATCTATGCGTTTTTTATTCTGTTTCATTGGCGCGGTCCGGTGAGTTTAAACGTTATGCCGCCCCGCCGCCGAAAAAGTTTCCATATGTTCGGACATTCACAGAGTCAGAGTGGTCCATCAGAGCGTGGATTGAATCTCCGTCTGGTTTACCAGCCAAAGCCCGGAACTCATCATCGTAGGGAGCGGCGAGGAAATTATCCACTTCGCACCCTGTGGCAACTCCAGCTCTCGCGCAGGATAAAAACGCTGCTTGGAGCTTCTTAATTGCTCGCTCCTGATTTGGTTTTAACGGCATAACAAATCCCTCCATCGGACCCGGTAAACATGCGCGGCGTTCCGGCTGGTCCTGGGCCGGGTCCGCTGAGTTCTGGCGTTAAATGCTTCCCGGAAACTCCCGGCCCTGCAAAAAAGCAGGTATCGGCGCTTTCCGGCTCATCTGCTTCATAAAAAATGGCGTGTTCGTGTCGGCGCATTGGCGTTTCAGGAGCAAAGCCCATTTTGGCAGCATCTCCCGCGCTTCCGGGCCACTTTCGCCGCCGCAGATTACCCAATCCAGGTAATTGCCCATGGTCAAGCCGCCGTCACTCCACGCCTTGCAAAGAGCGTGGCCAAGGTCAACCGGCCCCACCATCGGTTCAACCGAGACAAACCGCTTCACCGCTGGCACATCGAACAGGAGCACAGCCAACCGCTGGTTTGCCGTTTCCTGGTTCTCGGCAGTAACGCCCAACCACACGTTTTTCAGCGGCCAGTCAGGCGGCAGCCGGTCTTTGATGTTCTCGGCCCTCTTGGTCAGCAGCATGTAGGTCAGGTGCGGGGTCCGGCGCATGATCTCCCATGCCTCATCTCGCCAATCATCGGCATCCTCGATGAAAAAATCCGACCAGGAACAGACAAACACGCGGGCCGGGTCTTTCCAGTGCAGCGGTGCGTTGAAGGTGCCTGGCTTCGAGCGCACCACCGTTGCCGGGTCTTGCCCATATCTGGTCTTGTCCCGGTACATGTAGCAATTAAGGCAGCCCGGAGAAACCTTACGGCAGCCCTGCCATGGGTTCCAGGTGTGGTCTGTCCAGTCTATCCCGCTATTCTTGGCCATAAATCACCTCGCATTTAACAAATCAATCAGCCGGACGGCTAAAGCCGCCCGTTATTTCTGGCGTTATGTGCCGTCAAAATAACTTCAATTGCCGGGGTTTATTCTGTAACTCAATAAACCCCATGGCGTTTTCGTAGCCGTTGACTTGGTATAAAATTAACGCCATTGTCCGCTGCAGTGGCGTCGCCATCATCTCATTCAGCGCTTTAATAATTTGAGCTTTACCGTTAGTCTTGGGCATGCCACATAACCAGGTTTTTCAAGAGGGACGCGGGTTGGCATCCGATTTCCGTTTGTAAGTTAAGGAGGCCGCGCCCCTTAAAAACGACGTTGGGCGGTCAATCAATTCGACTCTCTACCGCCGCCTCAAGCTGAGCGATCCTTGACCGCATCGCACTCTTTGCTCGCTCAGGAATACCATCGTAAAACAACATGCCTCGCAGCATATTCGCCGTGCCTTCCATTAGTTCAAGCATCTCTTCATCTGGCTGCACCACTTCGGAAAACATTTGCTTTGCCTGCACAGCCGTCAAAAGGTTTGTCCCTATGGGCCACGTTGGTTCGTGCCCCATAGCGTCTGGTGCGTGGTTAAAACTAATGCTGCCGTCAGGGGCAAAATCATCCGGCAATCTCCAGCCCAGAAAACGGTCAACCATTTTGTCAATATTTATCTTGCTCATTTTTCCTCCTCGGGCAAATCGCCCAACAAATCACCCCAGCTCGACCGCGAGAAGCGCCGCGTTGTTTCCTGAGCCAGCCGGGGCGCGGTCGGCTGGCTTCAACCGTTAGCGTGCCAAAATCATCCATGCTGCGGCGGCCGCGAGGGGCACTTGCCCGTTGCCAGCCGCTTTGATTCTTTCGCTCTTCGTGTTGCCGTCCATTTCAACGGCCACCCCATCCACCACTCCGCAAATGCCGCAGTCAGGCGGTGACCAGTGGTATGCACCAGTGTATCCCGCAGCGGCTTGAATCGCGTCAATCTCTGCCTCTCGTAGCCCTCCGCGCTGTACGGCGATTTGTAATCGCTGGCGCATAAGGTTGGGAGCCGAGTGATCGCAGTGCGTAGGTTCATCCCGCCCGTCCGCTTCTGGCTTACACCCGGGCCTCCCATTCCATCGCTGGTCGTTAGGGTCGGGAGCATATTCAGCACCGTAGCAATTCCATCCCCACTGTTCGCGGTGGCCCCCTTCCTGTTCCAGTTGCCGCATACCGTCAGCGTTGGCAGCAAGGAGCCACCATCGGTCCCGGAGGTGGGGGCCACCAACATCAGCCGCTGACAAGAATCCGTCGCGCCAGGAATATCCTCGCGCCACAAGTTCCGCGATGACAAGGTGCCGTCCTCTGGTTCTGATCTGGGGGCTGTTTTCGAGGAAGACGAGGGGGGGCCGAATATCGTCAATTGCGCGGTAGACCTCCGTAACAAGTCCGCTTCTTGCTCCCTCTGCAATTCCTGCGCCCTTGCCTGCACAGCTAATATCTTGGCAAGGGAATCCCGCTGAGAGGCAATCCACTCTGTCACGCCAAGGGGTAAAGTCAAACTCTCGCACGTCTCCGCAATGGACATGCAGGCAGGGGAACCAGCCCTCTTCGGCGCGGTCGCGCAGGGAATTACAACAAGACTCTTCCTGCTCAACAGCAAGTACTGGGTTGTGTCCAAGGATGATGTCTGCAAGTAGTCCACCGCCTGCTCCTGCAAAAAGATGTGCTGTTCTCATATGTGGTCTCAAAAAAAACGCTAACAAATCAATCAGCCGGACGGCTAAAGCCGCCCGTTATTTCTGGCGTTATGCAGGATCATGTCGGGGTCACCAGATTGCGGAAGCTGGAGCACCCTTCCAGCCAAGCCACCTCCACCGTGCCAGTCGGTCCGTGGCGCTGCTTGCCGATGATCAGCTCGGCGACACCCTTGTGCGGGTTGTCGTCCGCCTTGTTGTACATCTCGTCGCGGTAGATGAAGACGATCAGGTCGGCGTCCTGCTCGATGGCGCCGGACTCCCGCAGGTCGGAGAGCATGGGCCTTTTGTTGGGGCGGCTCTCCAGGTTGCGGTTGAGCTGCGACAGGGCCAGCACCGGGATGCCAAGCTCTTTGGCCATGGCCTTGAGCGAGCGGGAGATCGCGCTGATGTCCTGCTCCCGCTTGTCGCTGCCCCCGCTGCCGACCATGAGTTGGAGATAGTCCACCACCACCAGGCCGATGTTGTATTTGGCCTTGAGCCGCCGCGCCCTGGTGCGCAGGGCCATGGCTGTGAGGTCCGGGGTGTCGTCGATGTAGATTTTTGCCTCGGCCAGCCGACCATAGGCGTGGGTGAGTTTTACCCAGTCCCGGTCCTGCAGGCTGCCCTGCCGGAGCTTTCTGGTGTCGAGGATGCCGAGGTCGGCAAACAGCCGTTGGGTCTGCTGCTCCTTGGACATCTCCAAGGAAAAGACCGCCACCGGGACCCCGTCTTCCACCGCCGCCTGGCGCACCGCGTTCATGGCCAGGGCCGACTTGCCCATGCCAGGACGCCCGGCCAAAATAACCAAGTCGCTGGGGCAGAGGCCGGAGGTCATCCGATCCAGGTCATGGAACCCGGTGCAGATTCCGGCGATGGGTGAGCCGCTGTTGGCTTGGGCCTCGATCTCGCCGAAGACCTTTTTTGCCAGCTCCCGCATGGGCATAACGGTGCTGCCGGAGGATTCGGCCAACAGGCGCAGCAGTCCGGCCTCGGCGACATCCAGGGCGATATCCGGGGCTTGGTGTTCGTAGCAGCCTGCTTCAATCTCCCGGGCGGACTGGATCACCTGGCGCAGCCGGGCATAATCGCGGACCAGGGCCGCATAGCTGGCCAGGTGGGCGGTGAAGGGGATCAGATCAGTGAGGGTGCCCAGGTACGAAGGCCCGCCGATCAGGTCGAGCTTTCCTGCCGCCTTGAGCTTGGCCGAGACGGTGATCAGGTCGATGGGCTCCGCTGCCTGGGAAAGCTCAAAAATGGCCTGCCAGATCTGGCGGTGAGCCTCGCGGTAGAAGTGGCCGGTTTGGATGATGTCGGCCACTTCGTTGAGGGCCTCGGCCTTGAGCAGCACGGTGCCGAGGATGGCCTGCTCCGCCTCCAGGTTGTGGGGTGGGATGCGCTGCTCGTTCATGCTTCTTGCTCCTGGAGATATTTGGCGCGGGTTTTGGCGGCGTCGGTGGTGCCCTGAATAGCCTGGGTGGTGGTGGGGTCGAAATCCTCCCAGCGCATGGCGGTGATCCAGAACTGCAGCATCTTGGGGGTGAGCCCCTTGGTTTCCAGGGCCGGGCGCTTGCTGGCGTAATCTTTGGCCGCCGGGATGATCCGGTTGGTGACCAGCTCCCGGGAAAGGAAGGGAATCTCGGTAAAGGCCCAGGCTGCTTCCGCTCGGCCGCGCTTGTCGCCATAGGCAGTGTACAGCGCCAGGAACAAGGCGGAGAGTTCGGGGGAGAGCTGTTTTTTTCTCCCTCCCTTAGCTGCGGTGATCAGGTCCGCCGGAGAATATCTTTTTTCTTTTATTGGGTTGTTACTGAATACTGTGCTTATTTGTGTGTTACATTCGCCGCTGCCGATTGATATAACCTTGTTGTTTTGCCTTACTGGTAAAACAAATTCTTGCTTACATTCAAAGGTGTTTTTGCTTACAAGTGTGCTTACATCTGTTTTGGACCTAGTGAGGCAACGAGAGCCGTCGCGCTTTTTTCTGGTGGAGAGAATCCCTGTTGAAGTCAGCATTTTCAACAACCTATCCACCTCGGCAGGGTTCCACTCCCAGCGCCGCCCCCAGAACCGTTGGCTATAAGAGACCTCGCCGCCGCTCTGGTCGAGCAAATAATAAAGATCGGCCACCGCCCCCTTGGCTGTTTCCGGCCGCACCGTGTTTTTTTTCCGGTCGCCATACCGATTGCGGTCGAACTCCACGGCCACCTGGAAGGCGGCCAAGGGAAACTGAAAATACTGCATCACCATACGGCCAACCCCACCAGCGAAGAGGTCAGGTTGGCGGACCAAAGCAAGGCCTCGGCCCACGACCGCTGCCGGAGCTTGATAGCCAGAAAGCCGCCGTTGGTGACGGCCCAGACGACGAAGCAAGCCGGATTCTTGGCGATGTTGAGCAGGGCCCCGGCTGTGGCCGCCAGGGAGAGCATCCAGACGAGGCTGTTCATGCCTGGCCTGATTCAAGGGCTTTGGCCATGGTGAGCACCTGCTCCGCGCAGTTGCCGTATCCGGCGGCCACCGAGGCCTTGCAGGCGCAATCGAAGTTATCGAGGATCAACTCGCAGACATCGGGCGCGGCGGCGATGGAGCGCAGGACGCGGACGAGGGCTTGGCGGTGGTCGGTTGGGGTTTTGGCTGGTGGCATTGGTAGTGATCCTTGGTTCTATTTTATCAATCCACCGGCAAACCGGCAGATCCGGCGATAAGGATCACAGAGCGATCCAGCATAAGTCGGTCGGTGCGATTTGGCGCAGAGTTCAGGACGCTGCCCAGGTGAGCACCACCGCCGCCCACGCCATCCCGCCGAGAACCACGGCGCAGACTATGCCGAGACCGAAACTTTTGAGCCTTTCTTTCAGGGTGCATTTTTCCATCTCCATCTCCGTTGTTTGGGTGTATCCCCAGGGGCAGAGCGGCTATCGCACCCCAAACAGGGAGACAAGATACTCCCTGTCGTGGTGGCGGTGGTCGTTTGCCCGGTAGACGGTGAGCCTGTCCCACAACCACAGGGCAGTGCTCACCGAGAGTTTGCCGATCTTCTGCATCAGGGCCACGGTGGCCGGGTGGTTCTCCTGGGTGGTGTGCTCGGCCAGGGCGGCGTTGATCCGGCAGGAGATCCCGGCCAACCGCCCCGGCTCGATGGTGATCCCCTCGGTGGCCGCCAGGAGGGCCCGCACCTCTGCCTCGCTGAAGCGGCCCTCGATCATCGCCTCCATGCCCAGGAGGTCGAGCAGGGCGTGGAAAAAGAGCAGGTCGTTATTGACCTGTTGGGACAGGTGGTTTTCCAGCGTCCCGCACCGGCGGCCAAGCTCGGCCAGCGGTTTGGCTTGCAGGGTGATGCTCTTTTTGGTGGTTTTTTCTTTTTTCATTTTTCTCTTATCGGGTGCTATCTGCTTGAGTTGGCGCGGAAACTTGCACAAAACGGACGGTGTTTCCGGTGGGATGATTCGGCCTTGTGGTGGCATCCCTGAAACCGGCGATTACCCGCATGGCGCTGCGCGGCCCATCCACCTTGGAAACCAGCAACGCCACCCGCCGCACCATCTCGTCGGCCGCCATGGAGTCCAGGGCCAGGTCAACGCTGCCGGATGAATGGGGGCTGAGCTGCATGGTCAGTTAAGCTCCAGCCAGATCATGTCGGCCAGTTTGGCGATCATCGGGTGGAGCTCTTTGCCTGCCGCCCCACCGATAACAACGGCGGCGGGAACAGGCCCCATGTCCCGGGGGAGATTGGACATGGGGCCCGGCAGGTGGTGCTTATCCCCAGACGAACCTGCGGCCCTGGGGGGAGGGGTGGTGCTGGTGGAGATCATGCTTGGGCCTCGCTTTGCCTGGAACTGGTGGCGGCCATGGTTTTTTTTCGGCGTTTGCTGGTGTCTTGCTTGCTCATTTCGCGCAGGATGTCCGGGTCGCGGACCAAGGCCTGCCATTGCGCCTCGGAGTATTTACCCCTCCGGCGCCCGGCTGGGGTGGGCAGCTCGACGGGTTGGGTATCCGCCAGCTTTGCCAGGAGAGCCTCTATGCGTTCGAGCCGGGCGAGGATTTCTGCGTTGGTGGTCACTTGGTTAAATCCTTAACGTGCTTGGCAAAGGTGCGCTCGATCTCTTCGAGGGCCGCTTGTTTCCGGCGCATGATTTCTTTTTTCGGCAGGCCGTTGCGGATCGCCGCCTGGAACTCGGCCAAGCAGACATAGTCGGCCAGCTCCTCCTCGGCCATGGTTGGCCGCAGGTTAGTGACGGCCGGCTGGCAATCGTCGGCCAGGGAGGTATCGGAAACAAGAAAGGCGATGCAGGCTCGAACAACAGGGGTGTGGCCCATATCGTCCAGGGCGGTGAGCAGGTTCCTCACGCCCAGGATCGGGTCATAGGCCTGCTCTGCTTTATCGGTGTACTTCGGGTCTTCGCACCAGTAGTCAACGATGCGGGCGTTTTTCTTGCCGAAGATGGCATAGAGGACAGCGCGGGTCAGGTATTTCCTGGCGAAATGGAACACCTGCCATGACTGCATTTGCCCGGTTGCTTTTGCCATTTATCCCTCAACCCCTGCCTGATATGATGAAACCACGATGAAGACGAAATCTTTTAGATGTTGCAAAAATGCTCGGCCACTTGGTAGAGTTGTCAGTGCCAACCTTCAACGCCATTTTTGCGTCCAGCGGACGCCAAGTGGCCGGGCAACTTTATTTTACGGAATGGAGACCATCATGGCCGGATTCCTCGATAGCGCCGAGATTGAAATCCCCTGCGAAGTGTGCCGCCGCAAAACGAAGAAAAGCATCGGATGGATAAAGGGTCACAAGGAGTTCGCCTGTGGCTGCGGCGCCATAATCACTCTCGACCCGGCACGGTTCAAAAGTGAAATCGCCAAGGCCGAAAGGGCGCTCACTGGTCTGCATGGCTCGCTTAAGAAGCTCGGCAAATAGCAGGATGGGCGAGGAGTCGCAACGCACACTTATAGATAGGGCGGTGGTCATGCTGCCTGTTCCTCTGGTTTGGAGTCCGGCCAGATTTCGGAGACAGGCTTGTTGATGGCCTTGGCGATTGCGGCGCGAATGCGGGGCGAGGCGTTCAGCCCGGTGATTGTCTGATGCACCGCTTGGCGAGAAACCACAAGAGAGTTGGCAATTCCAGTGATGTTGGTTCCGGCCAGCAAAAGGTGGCCTCGGATTTCATATGGCTTCATGTTGTCAACATAGAATACATGGGTAGGCAATGTCAACACAAAAAATAAACCAAGATGATTTTATTATTGGAGACAGGCTGCGGCGTGCTCGAAAATTAAGGGGGATGTCCCAGGAGGACGTTGCAGAAGTCCTTGGAATTACAAAAAGTTATGTTTCAAATATAGAGCTCGGGAAAAGAATTCCCGGGCGTCACGTTAAGGTTGTCTTAGAAAATTGGCTGCAACCAGAACAATCAGATAGAAATGGGGAAGGGCCGAACCCGGAGTGCAAATCAGCCAAGAATTCCGCCGAGGTGGCAGCCAGCATCACCACCCACAACCCGGATGCCCGTGACCGGATCATCAAGCAGCGGGCCGCCGCTCTGCTTGGCAAGCAGCCGCCAGACCAGGCCGCCACAGGCAAAGACCATGAGGCTGGCCGGCCGCCTTTCAGTCCGCAGGATGGCGCCCAGATCGCCTACCGTGTCCTGTCAAGTAATACCAGGTACGCCGGGGCGCTTTGGGAAAACCTGTTGTCATTTCAAAAAGCCGTGGAGAGGGAGGAAGAGATGGAGAGCATGCGCGAGATGATGGTCAAGATGATGGAGAAAATCGACAGGCTCGAAAGCAGACTGATCGATGAAACACCCACAGAAAAAAGAGACCCGGCCGCCAATGCTTAGGTTGGTGCAGCCAAGGGCCGTATCGGCACAAGTGCCGGGGGCGCTATACTGAAAAAATACGGGAATATATAATGGTATGTAGGGAGTTTAAGAACAAGGGGGTGAATGATGCTTGACGATGACGGACAACCCTTAAATAGGCTCTATGGCCGAAAGCGCATGAACGACCGGGTTATTGACGAGCTGATCGGCTTGTCCCGCGGCATTGTCGCCGATTCCACAGTGAACCAGGACGAGGTGGAGTTTTTGCGCTCATGGATGGAGGGAAACGTCTCGGCCTGCGAGGACCGGATTGTCAACCAGTTGTACCGGCGCATCCATGAAATGCTGATCGACGGTATTTTTAATAACGAGGAAAAACTTGAGCTGTTGGGAATACTGCGGGAGTTCACCGGGGAATCCACCGTGGCGGTGCCGATGAACATGGCTGCATCTTTTCCGCTTTGCCGTTCGGAGCCGCGGGTGGAATTCCCCACCCTGTCGTTTTGCCTCACTGGAAAATTTGCCTATGGACCTCGGCGGATATGCGAAGAAGTGGTCATGGATCGTGGCGGAAAGGTCTGCGATTATGTGACCATGGATCTCGACTATCTGGTGATCGGCACGTTCTCAAGCACCGACTGGGCGCACACATCCTATGGCCGCAAGATAGAAAAGGCGGTAGAATACCGGGAGAAGAAAGGGCGCCCGGCGATCATTTCGGAAGATCTCTGGGCGCGGACGGCGTTCAGTATGTAGTAGCGGAGGGATGGTTATGTCTTTGGTTAAATGCAGGGAGTGCGGGCAGGAGGTGAGCAGCAAGGCGAAGTCCTGCCCAAGCTGCGGGGTGCAGTCGCCGGCAGGGAAAAAGGTGGGGTGTATCACGAGCCTGTTTGTGATCGTTTTTGTTTTTGTCATTATTGGCAGCATGATTGATGGGCCGAAGCCGAGCCCATCGTCAGCCCCCCAGGCTGCGGCGCCGAGGGCGGAAGATGCACGGAAGAAAGAAATCAAAAGTGGCTTCAGCCCATGGGATGGATCGCATATCGCCTTGGAAAAACTCATCAAGAGTGCGATGCACAACCCTGATTCATACAAGCACGTCAAAACCGTTTTTCGGGAAGAGGGGAACGTCCTGGTGGTGACAACACAGTATCGTGGGACCAACGGCTTTGGTGCGGTGGTAACGAACCAGGTGACGGCAAAAACCGATCTGGACGGCCGGGTGGTTGAGGTGCTTTCCGAGGGAAAATAAACCAAGTGAAAAAGCAACTCCCTCCACCAGAAGAGCGCTCGGCAGAGCAAAGAAAAAAGCGTCATAAACTTGACGATCAAGGCAACCCACAAAAAGACCAACCCCGCAAACCCAACAACCACAAGCCTTTTCGCGGCCCCCTCATTTCGCGGGTGTGAAAATTATAG